TCACCTCATGCAAATAATCCAAGAGCCTGTAATGCTGCTATAACTGAATCAAGGCTTGTTTGTAATGCTACTTCGTTGGCACTTGCACCAACCGGATTGAAACCTGCTGCTGCGGGGTCCACTACGCTCTGTTGTGCTACCGGCGTAGCCCCTAAGAAGCCGATTTGCTTTGCTCCCGTTGCGCTATTGTTGGCTCGCTTTAATTCCAGCAATCGGTCATTATACGAAACCAATTGGGTGCTTAAAGCACCGAAGGCTATGTCAAATTGCCCTCCATCACGCTGACCGATATGCCAAAGAGGACTGTCTATGGTGTTTCCGTCAATTGGATTTGAGTTATCGTTTTGAATGTGAAGATGACCGAACATATTCATCCGAAGGTTGCCTTGGCTTGCTTGCATTCGCATAGGGAAATTGCCTACCCCATCAACATGAAGCGTGTGTTCCGGCGCATTTAACCCAACGCCGAGGCGGTTGTTTGTATCATCCCAATGCAGGTTTGCACCGTCGTCGTCAAAGGCAGAGCCGTCGCTAAATTGAATAGCACCAGCCGAACCCGAAGGTGTTCCCCCAGTCCCTGCTGGTCCTTGTGGACCGGCTGGACCTGCTGGACCTTGCGCTCCATCTGCCCCGTCAGCACCATCGGCCCCATCTGCACCGTCTGCACCATCGGTTCCGTCAGCACCATCTGCTCCTGCTGGCCCTTGTGGACCTGCTGGTCCGGCACCATTAACTGCGCTTGAACCAAAATACAATTTATTACTATCGCCACTGTTCACCCATATTGTCTTATCGGGGTTAGGAGTGGATGGGTTAGCGGCGACGGGGGTGAATTCCATACCGGTAGGGTCAATCAACCCTGTCACTGTCAACTTGCCATTAACAAGCAGGGTGGAGGTAGCACTCGTCCATGTTAATTTTTCATCGTTGGTGAATGCGCCCGAACCATTTGAAATCTGCACACGACCAATAGCGCCACTTGAGGGGGTTATTGGAAACGCAGTTTCCATAAGTGAGGCATAAATACCGTCACTTACTTGTGAGAAATTCCAAGCCCCTAGGATTTTAGGGCGGCGCACTGAAACAACTGTGCTACAAGGCTCACCTCTCACCTTATGACCCTCAAGAACAGCATTGACCCCAACTGTGATACTGTTGACGCTCAGTGTGCGATTAGAGGGGATAGTAGTCTTACGACCACTCCCTTCACTGGATATTACAAGATTATACCAGTTGAATGTGGCGGTATCGCTAGACACTGGAAATGCAAAGGCTGAGGTGTCAAGTTGAAACTCCCATGTTGACTTACCTGCGTCAAAAAGGTTGGCGGCCATCGCAAAAGTTGAAGCGGATTGAACCACAAATTTTTTACTTTGATTGTCTAAAGGTGCCGCTGTCGTATCAACTGAGGTAGTGGTATTTACAGACATGTCAAACTGTGCAAATGTTGCTTGTCCGAACAAATTACTCGTCGGGGTTTTGTGACCAAAGCAGATATGCCCACTACCACTTATTTTTATTGAGGGGTAGTTGCCATCATCAAAATATAGGGGGTTAGTGCCATTAGCCGAAGAATCTATGGTGTATGATAAGTTGGTGGATGTCACCAGTTGATTATCCCCATTAAGAATATATCTGCTATCCGTGCCTGAGATGTAGGTTCCGGAAAAGGTTATCTTTTGGTCGGAACCGGATGAGTTGAGAATGTGCCCGTCCAGTGTAAGCAAGTTAAGTGTAATGTCAGCCTGTAAATCAAGTCGTGCTTGATAAGTGACAGAGATAGTAGCGCCAGCAGCCTCGGTGACAACTGATGTTTCGGCAACAGTCAGCACATTATCCGATATGGTAGCGACTGTGAGCGTGGCGTTGTTGCCAGCGTTAGTGGCACCGCTGACTATGATTTTCATACCAACCCGATACCCTAACGAATCCCAATCAGCATCAGCATGCGTGATAGTGGAGGGGGTAGTGAACGATATAGTCTCCCCTGTCTCAATCACATCGTTATAGCCACTATACACAGTCATAGCCGTTAGCGTGGTTGCTATGTCCCATGTGCATATTCCATTGCCTTTAGCGATTGCTAGAGTGTCGCTATGACCTATGAATACGCTGTCGTTTGTGGTGGGGACTCCGCTGGAACCAGTGCCGTCTGCTGCTGTATTCCAATTGCTCGCTGTGTTGGCGTTGGAGTTGGTGTTAGAAATCCAATATCTGTCTGCCATCTAAACACCTCAATCGCTTGGTAGGCGAGAGGTAGTTTTCTTGACGACGAAGGCCGAACCTTCTCCTTCCTTAATCATCGCAACGGCTTCATCGGCCCTGCGCTGAATGGTTTCAATTTGTTGTTGAAACCTGCGGTCATACACACTTCTTTCACTCTCGCTATAGTATGACGGTACAGTATCAATTAGAATATTTAGGCAGTCAAGAGCGCATAGCAACTTGATAGCGCCCTCTTTCAAATCGGTACTCACGGCATGGTCACCCACGCTGTATAAAGAACCACGGGCAATCTTATTCACTTCCGTAGTCCGAATACTGATTATCTCAGTGACCGTTGCGTCATTCAAGCCTCTCGGCCTGTTGAGCAAGTCCCGAATGTTATCAGTGGAGACTACCATCAAGAACACCTATTTGCGGTGCGTCTTAAAAATCAATCGGCACATCCAGTGCGACGACTGATGCTGGCGGCTCCGATTCCATGCCCACAATATACACAACTCGTGTCTTGGCAAGTTGTTCGGCATAGGTGCTGTTGGGCACCCAATACAATTTACCCTGCTCAAGAACAGCAGCCAGTGAGTCTTTCTTCGGAGTCAAGGCGAGGCGCATGAGATAACCCTTGCCACCTTTCCAGTGCTTTAGGCGGTGCTGGAGGTCGCTGACCTTAGCACCTTTAGGCACGGGCACGCCACGCTCTTTCAACTGCCGCACAAGTGCGGCCTTGGATTCAGCCAAGTGAATCAACCTCAAGCGACTACGCCAGTGATTTTGCAGATGCGGTTGTTCTTACCGGATGCTGCGCCATCTTGGTGCTCGTGAACCACAGTCCCCATGTAGGAGGTGAGAAGCCACGAGAAACCGACACCCTCAATACGGGTCAATTCAGTCTCTTGGAATCCGTCGCCGTTGTAGGTGAAGAATTCAGCCGTCTGTGCGCCCTTGATTAGCAAGAGAGCGTCGGAGCCGATTGCACCGCTTGCGCCGAAGTCTCGTGTGTAATACACATCAAGCGTAATCATTGTGTTGAGTCGCTCTTGGAGGGACTGCAAGAGGTTCGTGTAAAGGCGGGTGTTCATCATCTGCGAGCGGCAGGTGGCTGGCAGGATAAGAGCCAAAGGCTCGTTGCCCGAAACACGACCGTTGTTGAAAATCTTGTCCATAGCGTCCAAGATGTCTGCTTCTTCGTCAGCCGAGCCAGTGCCCCAAACAGCAGTAGCGGCTTGGGTTTGACCAGCGCCACCGTGCAACTTTCCTAGGATGTGGTTGTCAATGAGGTCAGCACGGGCTTGGATGATAGCCAACTGCTGTCGGTTCATGTTCTCAAAGGACTCGCCTCGGAGGAGGGTGGAGTCTAGGAACACACAGCGACCCTGTCCCTTTTCCAAGTGGACGGAGTAGTTAGCCGTTCCAATCTTGGTTGGGTCAACGACTGCGTTGTCGTCCAGTGGGTATTGGAAGGTTCCGCTTGCGCCGGTGTACCATGTGAAGGTAAGCCAGCCGACAGTGCGGACACCGACGACTTGCGTTCCGACTGCAATCGTGGTGGATTGTAGTTGGATAAAGTCTCGGAGGGTTTGCTCAAGAACAGCGTCGCCCTTACCAAAGGGTCCGGTTGCGGCGCTGACATTTAGGATTTCTTCAAGTGATTGGTTGCTCATATTTTCATCTCCATTTTTATTATTCTGCTCAAGCCGCCACGGGGTGGCATGAAACAGGAATCAAATCGCCAGTGGCGGGGGTGATACCATCCTCACCCATGTAGTAGCCAATGAATTGCGCTGAGTTGGTTGCGTCGTTCACTTTGCAGTGTCCGTCTGCCTCGGCTGTTTGAGCCATATACACAGGGGCACCCGTCTTGACAGCACCGTTGGTGATGACACGGATGTATTGAACACCGCTGAATGGGAGGATTGAAACCGTGCCGGTTCCGGCGGCTTCAAGGGTGTTATCAGCACCACGGCTGGATTCGTCCAGCGTGACACCGATTGGCTTATCGGTCACACCTGCGGTCACTTTGATACCGTCTGCGTGATACATGACCAGCAAACCGCTTTGGCTAAATGTGTTTTGAATGTCTTTTGCGTTGACAGGGCTTAGTCCGGAATACATGCTCATATTTTATCACTCCAATTGGTTGTATAGTTTTGCTTTCGTCTCTCCGACCATGACTTGGTTGTAAGCCTTGGCCCATGCGTCGTATGCACGAGCGTATAGGGTTTCGGGAGTCTTGACGAGGTTGCCGTTGAGGTAGTTGGCGACCACGGGTTCTGCGGCTTCGGAAGCGGCCACAGGTTCGGATGCTGGGACGGCTGGTGCCATCTCAATTTTTGGTTCTTCAACCACAGGGCGAGATGCTTCCCATGATGCAATCATGGTGTTTAGCGTCTCAACGGAAAATTCTTCGTGTCCCTTGAGTCCCAATTCGCTTGCCTTGTTCACAAGAGAGAGGCGACCCTCTTCTGCTCGTGCGACATCTGCGGCTTCAAATTCGGAGATTCGTGCTTCTCGTAGGACAAGTTCTGCTTTGAGAGCCTCAAGTTCTGAGGCCATGTTGATTTCTTCGTCGGTCATTTTTTCCACCTTCGGTTGATTATCGCTACCATCGGTTTGATACATAAAGGTTTCACTTGCTTCAACCTTTTCAACCTTTTCAATATTAGCCTCCTTGTATGCGGGCCTATACACAATCGCTAGATGGTCAAAGGCGAAATCATCAGCAAACCACATAGTAGGGCGGCCTCCCGCTTCTTTAGCCTCAATGACTTCCGAGGGAATACCTGTTCCGCCGATGGAGACACCATAGCCGGACTCAAGTGCCGAGAAAAGTTCGGGGCGAACAACTTCGGCAACATAGCGGACAACATAGCCACCTTTGCGCTCGTGGTAGGATGCTTCGGTGACTTCTCCCACAACGGCTTCATTCGTGCCGCCGTCCATATTACGAGTGAACCGACCCATCTCAGCCTTGGGGTGATTAAGGGTGACATCTGCACCAATCATCTCGTCGGCAAGACGCTTTGCGAGTGCGGGGCGAATGCCCCACGAGTTTTTGTTGACACCGTCTGTAAATGCTACACCACTAATTCTCATAATGGTTTTACCAGTTGATGCTTCAATGCGAGTTTCAATTTCTTCAACCTCAATCTCACAGGTCACTGCGACACGCACGCACTTGCCGCCGACCATTTTTTCGCCAACGCCACACGAGTCGTCGTGATACGAGGCTTCTTTGTCCTCATCGTCTTTGTAGTATGCGACCTTTTCGCCAGTCTTTTCTTCATACTCTTCGTGGGATTCACAAGGCATGAACACAGTGTCGTCGCCTTCCTTATGGGAATGAATACCTTTGCATCCGATTTCTTCTGCTCGTGCGCCAGCCTCACGGGGGTTGTCGTACACATCCTTCCGCAATTCCTTCGCAGTCTTTTCAGCACAACCGCCACAGCAGGATTCTTCATTAGCCTCAATCGTTTCTTCTTCGTCATAGAATTCTTCATAGTATTCTTCGTCCATAGTATCGCCCTCATTTGCCTCAACCTTATTTCCGCCACGCCATTGTCGGCATGACCAGTAACGGGGAGTTGTTTTATCTTTTGCAGTATCGCAGTTGTGTCTGTCTCGGAATGCCTTGCGTCGCTTTGGGTCATCTCGCTTGATTTCCATATTAGGGTCACCGAAGCGCACGATGATAACACGACCGCTTGAGTTTTGCACATACACAGCAAACTTCTTTTTTCCGCCTTGTGTTCGGAATGGTTTGTTAAGGGTGACCTTCTTACCTTGGTATTCTGCGGCCTCTAATTCAATTGTTGGGGATTCAACACCCCAATCCTCGTACTCGGGGAAATCGTAGGTAAAAGGCTCTTCATCTTCAACACTGGCTTTGGCGCTGCTTCGGGGATGGGACTTGGGAAGTAGGTCATTGTCTTGCTTGTAGTTGGGGTTAGAGGGTCTGCCATTCCGTAATAGATAGAGGAACGCTTTGACCCTCGCAACTCCCCATCCGGTTCGGGACATATTAGGTGCATGTGACCTGCTAAAAGCACCAGCACCACGACGAAAGACTGATTTCAAGGCTCCCATTCCCGCCTTAGAGCCTTTGCCTTTTGCAGACACTTTCTTATTGTGTTCAGTCATCAACTTGCGAATACGAGCCTCAGTTTCCTTGCTCATTGAAATGGACTTGTTAGGCTTGCTTGCCGAGTCCTTTTTGTTTTTCTTTGAACCCTTGCGTCGCTCGCTTGGCTTGGCTGGTGTCTTACGAATGTCATTCTTCTTAGGGCGACCATACTGCAAAGCCTCCACAGTCTCAATAGAAGCCGTGTAGTCGCTGTCCTCAAAGGTGTTCATACAGAAAGCATAGCGTTGCTCTCGGTCCGGAAAGTCCTTCGTGGACTTGCTGTCCGCCATACAGCGGGCGACGAAATCCTTACGCATTTCACCGTCACGAGGACTCGGCATGATATACCCACATACCGACTGACTTTTAATCCATTCGCCACAATTGTTGATTTTCGCTGCGAATTTCATCATAGAGATTTAGCGACATGACATCTTCCACATCCCTATACGACCTTATTGGCTTGTAGCCTAATTTTTGGACTACTCTTACGAGGTTAGCCATGTCTGTCCCATCAATGGGATTTAAGACTGTCACCTTTGGACGCAGCCCAAGTTTGGAGTTTCTTACGGATAGGAGATAGGAATGCCAACCATGTTGCCGATACTGTGGGAGGATAAAGGTGTTTCCGACAAAGATAAAGTGGCCCATATCAAGACTGCCAGTGTAGCCAATAGGAACACCATCATAGTGTAGTACCCAGTAAGACATGAGGTCAAAAACTTTAGGATAACCTTTTTCTTGGGCTGTGGCAAACTCATGCGGCCACCCATCATGTAAAAAACGAAGATGTTTTACCGTCAATCCTCTTTCTTTTTCCATACAGCCTTACCCTCACGAACCAAATCAATTCTCGCTCGGCGTTCTTCGGCATCCATTGTATGTTTGTGCTCTTGGGCTTTGAGAGCCATTTGTCGTTCAAGAGAGGCTCTTTCTTCCATCACACGGGTTTGGGATTCAATAACCGAAGGATGCAACTCCGTCTCGGTTTGTTGTTCGGCCTTCCACAACTCAAGCATGGTTGCGAAGGCTGGCTGTGCCGTTCCACCAATGATTGCGATAAGGGCGATAAAACCCTCAATGTTTTCAAGCACAACATCGGGCTTGAGTATTCCCATAGCCACTACTGCGCCACTTGCAGCCAACCACAGATAAACCGCTGGAAGTGCTGTGTATTTAATCATTCTGTCATTGACCGAATCTTTATGTTGTCGTCCATCTCTCATTATTCTGCCTCCGAGGGGGGTTTGTTCTCGTTGTCGCGTGGCAACTCGCCACTTGATTTACTACTATTCGGTTTGACATATCGTTGTTTTCCTTCGCTGCCCCTCATAGCCCCTAATCCGAGTTGTTCTCGTGCCTCGTTAAGGGTAGTAATACCCGCTTCATGGGCCATGACGACACGACGAGTGGATTCAAACGGAGACTCTTCGTCAATCGGTTCAAATTCAACCTTGGGTAGGTCGGCAAGGGTGTGGTTGATACCAAGTAAGGTAAGGTGCTTTGAAAACAATTCGTGCATGGATTGAGAAAGCACTTTCTGCAAGCGGCGAATCGCTTGCACTGACCACTGACTGGCGTTAAATGTAGCGGCAAAGGTTGAGCCTCTTTCCTGCCCCATAGAGACACGAGGGACATGAAGAACAGAAGAGATGTCTCCATTGACCGAGTCAAGGAATGATGAGTTGTCGGGGACTGTATTCTTCAAATCCACGAATTCCATCTTAACATAGTGGGGGAGAATAGGCACTTGGTCAGCACGAAGGCCGTCTAACAAGTCCCCTACCTCGTCCATGACATACGATAGGCGAGCGTTGGCTTCGTCGGGGTCAGTGATACCTGCCGTGGCTTCTGCGCCGATTGTGATGTATTGCTTGGTAAGGCTGTCCTCCAAGGCTATGCGGTTGTTCATACTGTTATACTTGGCACGAATCGCTTGCTTAAGGGATGAGAAGCGAGATGCACCCCACACGCCATAAGTCCAGCGACCTAACTTATCCCTGTACCAGTAGGAGCGATAATCAATACGGATGTGAAGAATTTCACTTCGGGGAAATTCCTGCATATCTCGGTCTTGTTCACGAAGCAGATACTTCTCATTGGTAAGTATGGCGTTTTCTTTATCAGTAGTCGTGTTTGGGGGGCGATTATCAAGAATTGTCATTTGAGCGACAGGTAATGATTGCACCTCGGTGATACCATTACGACTATTACCTACATACTTGTTGATGTCGTTGCCATAAACCATAAGATTTCTCATGGCGTTGATAAGCAGGTCGTCAAATTCCAACACTTCTTCAACGAGATTTTTGATTGCGCTGCGGATTGCATTGTTTTTGCCACCGACAACACGATACTTGTTGGCTGTTAGGCTGATAGTGCGGACCGCACCGTTCAACTCGGGGTCATAGTTAAGCATGTTGTCATACAAGTCAAAGTCATTCGTGTAGTCGTATTTATCACGAAAGTCATTTGTGTCTTTTACGATGTCATCAATGCCAGCAGCCATGATTGTAAAGGGTGTTCTGTCGCTACGATGAGCGGTTCTGTTTAGGGGGATTGATTCTGTTTCTTGAGTTGCCACCACTGTGCGCCAAGTCAATGGGTTCCACCAAGCCATGTGGTGAATCACGCGACTGGTGCTATTTGAAGGTTCTTGAGATTTAAGTATTATGGGCCAAATCTAGGGTACTTCCTATGTTGTTTTGGCCTTTTTCCTCTTTTTTTGACAGGTTGTCTTTTCTTGCCCCACCCACCCATGCTGGTAGTTTTGCTTGCCATCGGCGCAAACTCAGCACTCTTGGGTTTAAACTGGTCAATGGCGTGCGCTAGAGCCATGACTGTGTCGTTATGTTTTCCAACATCAACGATTTCACCTTTCTTCCACACATGAGATTCTAATTCATCAAGTATGATGGCTACCTTTTTCCGGATTCCGGCGTTTCCGTATGGGAAAACAACCAACTCTCTCTCAAACCAAACACGAAGTCTGTTGAGTAGGCCCTGCTTTAGGCCCTTGTTGGATGCCTTAGAGGGACGATACTCAAGATGTCCCCCCTTCTGCTCAATGACAGTTTCGTAAAGGCGTTGGAAACCTACATCCTCAGCAGCCACAGGTGCTTTGAAGTGCTGTGCCCATTCAATAATAACATCTGCTTGCTTGTCCGGAGGGAAATCATTACGCCTCCACATGTCAACGAAATGAATATACCCTTGCTCATCTTGCCGCAAACATATTAGGACAGAGTAATCTTTTCCTATACCATGAGCGGGGTCAAAACCGAGGACGAATTGGACGGTACCGTCATTGAAATCACCGTTGAAACCTCCAAAGGCATCTATGTCTATGTTTTTTCGGATGAGATTCCTATTGAAAACTTGGGCATCATCGTCCACGACCTTGCACAAATACTCTTGAGCGAAGGCGAGGTCGTCGTCCATGCTGATTTTCTGTTCCAAGAGAAACTCGGTGGGACGGAATTCGGGCCAAAGTGGTGTTAAAACTACATTATCGGGGTCAGCCCTATGCTCATCCCAGTTGGTAAATGCAGACCATGTGCCCGACTTCCATACTTGCTTTGCCTTTTCCGATAGCATCTCGGAGTGATACAGGTCTGTGTGGGACATAGGAGTGCCTACGACGAAGCACGAGGTGTTGGGGTCAAGCATCGGGGTGATAACCTTCTTAAACCAGTCCCTCACAGCATCCATTGTCATGTCTCCAATCTCTGCAAGGACATCGTCAAGTGCTACTACAGCAGGGTGTTCACCACGAATAGCGGAGCCTACACCGGTGGCTTGAATCCAAGCACCGTTCGTGAATTGGATTTTTTGTTTATTGGACTTACGCTCGTCAAGATACTTACGCAATTCGGGGTGTCGGCGCATGTCAGTCTTGATTTCTTCAAGACGGTTTGATGCTTGCCGGATGCTGGCTGAAAACAACCATACTTCCATAGGTTTGTCGTTTCGCTTTTCAAACAAACACATGTGTAGCAACTTGACACGAAGCGTAGCAGACTTGCTGTGCGAACGAGGGGCGATAATACAAACACGGTGAACAGATGCCCCTTGGCGGTCGGCATAAAGGTTCATCCAATCTTCAATATGACCCGCCCACTTGTATTCGGGCGACAACCACTCGTAAAAGTGTTTGATGTCATATTCCGACCTGCGGAAATTGAAATTTGGCATTACCAAAACGGCCACCACCAACGCTTCTTGAAAATACCGTTCCTTAGAACCTGTGCATCCATAGCGTTGGCGATAAACTTGTCAAAATCTTTATCCATTGTTCCTATCCCCCATAACCCATGAGTTAGGCTCACCCTTTTTAACAACTCGCATTGAGCCGCAGTGGACTGTTCTTTTGGTATCTTTGCACCAGCGTTTGCAGTTGCCGTTGGTCCTGCGCATGGCAACCCTACCGCAGTTGTTGCACTGTCGCAACTTTTGAGGCATACAATTCCTTGACCTTACCATATTCAGTCCTCGTGAACAACTGGTGCGAACAAGGAGCCAATGTAGCCCTCATCCTTGTCAATAAAATATGCAGCAAGTCCGGCAGTGGAGGTAGTGTAGCCGGAGCGGGCGTGGTAGCGGTCGTGTCCTGCAAGAGACGGCATCTGCACAATAAGACAGCCGTCTTTCTCTGTAAGGCGCTGATGATGCAGGTGCCCATGGAACCATATCTTGTGCGTCGTCAAGCCCCACTGTTGGCGTGCTTCAACAGCCATAAGACCAGCCATGTTTGTTTTGCGGGACAAACCATCGCCGTGAGTGAAACCGAGAAGCGTCTCCCCGTAGGTTATGTAGCGTCGGTTGTTTGCCGTAATTGTGATTGAGACATCGTCCACATCTTCGTAAGCGGCAGAAAGATACATCATTAGGGCAAGGGATGAATGACGGTCATGGTTGCCAGCCATCATTACGATTTCAACAGGAGCGACTTGTCGCAAAAGGTCAATGTGCTCTCGGGCCAACTTACACCCAGTGATAAGGATTTCAGCGGGGGAAGCGCACATGTCCTGCGGGGTACCCTTGGTAGTGGTCCCAGCATCATTATCCACATGGAACCAGTCCGAACCAGCACCGACATAAATTTTTTCGGGGCAAACGGGGATGCGCTCAATGAGACTTTGGGTCTTTTCAAACAGACGCTTACGGGCCTCTTCAAAGTGGTAGGTTTCGCCAACCTCGTCAACCCACCCATACTTGCCCCAGTGGAAGTCAGTGGGGCAAACGACAAGGGCGTAAGGCTTTGTAGTCTTTTTTAACTTGAGTCGGGGTACGGTCTTGGGTGCCTTTTCCAATGAACCCTTGAGATAGTCCACTTGAGCGGTGAGGTTTCGCCACTTTTCAGCATCAGTCTCTAACTCCCTTTGTTGTCGCTTCACAACCTTGACTTGCGAATTGTAAATTTTCCGACTGATAATCGCATCCACCAACTCATCCTCGGTCTTTTCAAGGATTTCTTCTGTCGTGACAGCAGGACCACCACGCCTAATCCCAAAGGTGCGTCGCCATCGGTGAATGAATTCGGTGGACACACCCATCTCGCCAGCCAAGTAGGTGATGTTCATACCACCAGTGTATTGATTTAGTATGTGCTGATGGTCGGCACCACTTAGTTGGTGGACATAAGAACCCATATCCAAGTAGTAAATGTCCTCCTTGTCGTCGTAAGTGTAGGGGACTGCTGCGTAGGCTTCCTGCTTCAAGATATACATTTCCCACCCCTTGACTGTTTTTTCCGGATGCCTGTCTGCCACATAACGGGCCAACGCCATCCGAGATGGGAAATTTTCAGCATCATACAAATCAAGGATTTCTTGAGGTTCCATTGGTAAGGGATTACTAACGCCAGTTTATCAAAGTTTTGTTCAAAAAAATGCGTGGGGGTTGGCTGTCCCCTATGTGTGCTCTCGTCGTGATTTTTGGCGACCTGCATATTAGGGCGACCGAAAACGCAGCGGCCCCTCCGGTCGGAGAGAGTGCGGAGGTGTGAGAAAAGGACCCCTCCCAAGCCTTGGCTTGAGAAGGGTCGTTGTACCCGTTTTCACGGTTCTTTCAACGACTTGGACGGTGCTCAGTCCAGTTGTCCGACTTGGCCGAGCAAGTGGATGATTTGAGTCATCTGCTCTTCCAGTCGGTCGGTGCGCTGTTCCAACTTGGCCATTCGGTCGTCGTCGGGGTTGCTCAACTCAGCAGCGGCTTCATGCATCTCTTGACGGATGCTCTCCATTGCTGTGGTTGTCATCTGCATGAGGTTCTGCATGTTGCCCTCTGCGCTCTCCATGTCGTCCTCTAACTCACTGACTCGTTCAGCGAGTTGCACTTGGGTCTTGATGACCTCAGTGACCATAGGGTATGCTGTAGCATGAGCGATGTCATGCACTGCACCCGCTAGGGCTTTTGCGTTCTCCATTGTGTTCTTCATGTTGTGTTCCATGTGTTCCATGCCTCCTTCGGCAGTCCGCCGTGGGGCTCGTGGGATATAAACCCCACAGTGGGACACCCCCGATTTTCGCCGTTTTTTTGACCGCCGACGACCCGCCGACGACCCGACACGGGGGTGGGGCCACCCGCCGGCCTTGGCTGACGGGTGACATAGTCTTGCATATATTAGGGTGGCCTCCCCTTCCGCTGAGGAGAGAGAGAGAGAGAGAAAAGGACCCGCCCCCCGCCTTGGCGGAGGACGAGTCGTTGTACAGTCTATGACTGGATGGAGGGGTTGCGCCGACCTCATTTCAATTCCTTGCGGAATTGCTCACGAATGTGGTACAACTCTTCCATGTAATACACGCCGCGGTCCGTGTTCTTGTCGCAAAACAAAGACCACGCACACATGCACATGTATTCCTTGTCCGCACCGTTGGCAAGACAACCACGCAAGTAGCGGCGCACCATAGCACGCAACTCCTCAGCGGTCATGTCACCAATAATGTGGTCAAATCGTTCTCCTGCTGTGAATCCTATTGTTATCCCCCCTGCTCTGTGATGTTGGTCGCTTACACCACTCCCACGCCATGGTTGTATATCAACTCACCGCCCTGTATGACTGGGGGACATTTACTACTACATAGATACAGTCTTTCATATTAGGCAGCGACCAAAAAAAAAGAAAAGAGAGAGAGAGAGAGAGAAAAAGGCCACCACTGGGGCCTTGGCCCCAGTGATAGCGTTGTACAACTCAATGAGTTGGATGATGCCCGTCAGTGAATCCGCCTTAACGGTCAAGCAATTCCTTGGCTGGGATGTCGTAAGTTGGGACATGGCTCAACTCGGACACCGTTTTCAAGGTCTTGCTCAATCGGAGGATTTCACGGTGCAAGGCTCGCAACTCGTCGTATCGCTTGTCCTCCAATTCACCGTTGCAGATTCGACACATGTCCACATGACTGGTTTCGTCGTCGTGGTCAATCTCGCAATATTCAACTGCGTCCATGCACTTGGTTTCGTTGAACCACTTTTGAACGGCTCGCACTTCACCGGCCAGTCGCTCGCAAATGATTGCTCCAAAGGTCTGAACCCAGCCCTTGTCAACAAATAGGTTCTGTTGGAACCGCTCTTGCACCTTCACATTGTTCATCATGGTTTCAAGCAACATCAATAATGCCGCCATCGCTTTTTCTGTTCTGCGTATTTTTCTCCACATGGTGTTTCTCACCAGTCAAGCGTAGCAGGTGGTTGTATATAAACCCGCCGATGCTACGCTGTCGTTGCTTTTACCGACCGTGCTTGCCGAAGCCGAGGGCCCACCCACATGGGAGAGAGAGAAGTGGGAGAGAGAAGAGAGAGAGAAAAAAACATTTCTTATATTAGGAAGTCCCTCCAACCTCAGCGGGCGTGGATGGAGAGAGTCGGACCGGTTTTCTTGAAGTCCAAGTCGGCCACCGGTCGGCGTGTAATTTTCCTGTGTTTTTGGGGTGTCGGCGGCCCCATTTCGGCCTATTTCCATACCCCACCGACGACCCGTTAATGATAGGGTGGCGGTTTCAACAGGCTCGCAGTGCCACGGTTTTTCATTTGCAGGGGTTTAAATACCTCGGAGGATAGGGTGTATTGCTTCGGCGGGACTTGCACCGACCTGACCTGCTACGATGAAGCCGACGAAAAACACGCCCCCACTGGTGGCCTTCGGGTCAAGGTGGGGGGATGTGGGCGACTACCGGTCGTCCGCATCCGCAGCCAGCACACGCAACCCAAAAACCAGATTATCGGCGTTCGTAGGGCAGTCCGAAACTGCCCCCAATTGAAACGGCAAAATGAGCCCGAATTACTCCGAGGGACTGCATTCACGGTGTGGCACGCAATCTTGAGACACTTCAAGGCGGCCCATGAAACAGCATGCGAGCGAGACGGCCTAAACCCGCTTCGGCGGGCTAACCTGCAACCTGTCAAGCCCCAGCCAGCGACCACACTCCGCAGTGAAGGACTTCATGGGTTGTACAGCCGACACGAGCGGCGGGCAGATGTGCGAAGCGACCATGGCACCCGAAGGATGTCCTCACGGGCAGTGGTCGCAGTTGGATGACAGCCGATAAATGAAGCAAGCCAGCACCGCCCTCAGTGCGGTCCGTATGCTTGAGTTGAAGGTTGAAAGGCAGTCATCCCCCCTCATCCACCCCTTCATTGGGAATCGGACGGGTGAGGGGCGTTCTTCCCTGTGATTCACATTCACTTTCCACTTGGGCGAGCCGTATGAGCGGCCATGAACCCAGCACACAGTGCCCCGTCCTCACTGGTCGGAAACACCGACAACGACGGGCCAACATCGGAGGATGAAACAAATGCAGAACGAAATGATGCAGAACGAAGCACTGAACGGTGTGGGCTTCTTGCTTGGTATGTTTTGGGTGCTTGCACTCGGAGCCGCCATGCTGGTCGCTTACATCGGGCGAAGAACGAACGAACGCAAAGAGCAAACCTACGGGTATGAATTGGAGGTCCTCAAGACCGCCCACAAAAACTCGGAAGATGCAAACCACTCCTTGGCTAGATTCCTAACCAAGGTCCGTGGTAGTGGTGGATGGGAAGCCTACTATGAAGGCTACAACCACAACACACGAACCCACACAAAACTTGTGTCCGACAGCAGTCTGACAGAGGATGAAGGTGGGGTTGAAATCGTGTCACCACCACTCACTGGGATGAAAGAGCGACGAAAGTGGCTCTCCTCGGTGGCATCAAAACTTGACGGTCTTGTACGACATGACCGTTCTTGTTCGTCGCACCTGCACCTTGGGCTGAAAGGTCCAAGTGATGTATGGGGCCACGACGAGACAATCACATGGGAACAAGCAAAAACAATCGCAACCAAGACCAGTGTTCTATACACTGTGTTCAAGGATGTGTTCAATTCCCTTGTGCCGAGAAGCAGATGGTACCAAACATACACCAAGCCCGCAACCCGACTGTTGGCAGAAGCGAGACATCAAATCACGCATCTGCGAAAACCACAGACGGAAGAATTGTGGGCCGAATTCCTATACGACTACGCTAGGGACACACGGTACTACCATGTGAATATCAATAGCCTGTCTCGCTATGGAACCGTTGAATTCCGGCAACACGCCGGTTCAATCAACGAGGTGAAACTGGACGCATGGGCGCAACTATGCACCGCCCTTCTTACCCGAGCCGCTCACATCACGCATGGGGAAATGAAAGCCGTTCTCCAGTTGCAGGACGAACACCTACAACTGGACGACTTGGCACACTTCCTTGGCCTTTCACCGAGAGGCCAGTTGATGACATACTTTGCACGGCGAATAGATGTCCTTCGGGGCATTCCGCTGCGTCAAAAATGCACAACTTGTAGCCGAGATGACTGCGCTGGGTGCGTCAGCACTCAATCTATGGATTGGGATGAGATACACTCGGAGTACTTCGCAAGTGCGTTTGGTCTTGGACTCCTCGGAGTTGCTATGACCTTCGGCCCAGCCGTTGCAGCATTGGCCCTCGTGGTCGGCTGCGGCATTGGGGCAATTCACAGCCGTGGTAAGCAGTACGATTCAGGTAAGACCTCTTCACAACTGTGGGAGGCACTGGAATCTCGTGGTAGTCATGCGGCGGGTGTTGCTTGGATAGATGAGGATTCCGTCAAATCCGACGGGACCGTGGAGACATTTTGGTATTTCAAGGAGGCTTCTGCCGCCACCGCTGTCTCCAGCAGCCTCAAGCGTTTCATCAAGCCAACAACTGCATGGACCGTGTTTCATACACGGTTCAGCACACACGGCAAGAACACCGATGACAACGCTCACCCACACTTCTCTTCATGCGGAACAGTCATGCTGGTCCATAATGGGGTCGTAGGAAACTACATGGATGTGTGGGACGCACTAGCCAAGCATGGTCGTAAGCAGACCGGACCAGTTGACAGCCAAGCCGTGTGCGAGGCTCTCGCAGTTGGTGGCATTGACGAAGTAGTGAAACACTGTGTTGGCCCCATGTCTTTGATATGGGCCGATGCAAAAGACCCGTCAGGCACCCTGCACTTTTGGACCAACGGCGAAAACCCGCTGCACTTCGGTCGCCTTGACAACCCCTCGGGGGACATCATGGTGGCATCAACGGAGGAGTTGTGGCTGCAAGCCGCCGGCAAGCGAGCCATCACGGAACCCAAGCGTGTTGCCAAGACCCGAACCATCAAGACCAAAGGTAAGGGCAAGTGGGCCTACCCGATTATCCGCACCGAACAGGTGAAGGACAGGCGAGGGCGAACGGTGTATCACACCGTCCAAAAACCAGTGAATCACTGGGCCGCCATGGTCGGGAAGCACTACACAATCCAACCCAACGGGACGATTGATGGTGTGATGGTCAAGGACTGGGAGGACAGCACACGAGGCACCATGCTCTCGTGGCGGTCCTACGCCTTACCACCCAAGAAGGCAACTGGCAACGCAGACACATGCGCTCTGCCAGCACCAGTAGCAGATGCCGCAATTCGTCTTACAGACACGGATGTTCACCAAACACCCTTTGACATCTGCGACAAGACCGGCGGATGGCCTTCCTTCATCGGAAGCAAGTCCTACGAGTGCCACGGCTACGACTGCATCATGCACCAAGGGATTACACCCGAGGGCGAACGGTACAACCTACCGCAGTATTGCCAGCCATGGGTGGATGACTTGGACCGAGCGGAGTTGCTTCGGGGTGAGTTTTGGACGGACCCAGTGGTTCCTACCAACGACTACTACCGGACGGCTTTGAACGAGAAGTGGCATTGGGCTGACATCTGAGCGTTCGTTCGTGAGTGAGTGCGCACAACCCACCGCAAGGTGTACAACGGTTGGGTGGGGGCCAAGGCCCCCGCCCTTCCCTTTTCCAATCACATTCACCGCCCCTACGGGGGCTTCCACAAATCACAGTCGCAAGACAGGAGGGACAAATAACATGGCGCAACTGAACAAGCACGAACGCATCCTTAACTTGATTAAGGAGCATGCCGCAGAAGTCGCAAACGAACCATACACCAAGGTTACGAACCCCGACAACGAGCCTCTCAAGGCTGGTTGGATTCGGGCAAGTGACTTGGTGGAGTTGATTGCTGGCTTTGAAGCACTCATGTCCTATGAGTGAACGGATGCGGTCGTCAAGCCCAACCCCCAGCGAGGCCAGCAAAATCGGGCTGGCTGATAACCCACCGTGCCCCAACATTGGGCGGCTCCACCCTTCGGGGTGGGGTCGTCCTTTTTTTTATTTTTTTTGACCTACTATATTAAGAATAGGATAAGAAGTAATAAGGTGTTCCGTTACAGGCCAAACAAGTCCGAAAGAGTCCAAGTCGGAGAGAGAAGAGACGAAGAGAGAGAAGAGAAGAGACGAAGAGAGAGAGACTATATTAGGAAAGACTTAATACTGCCGCTCTGCGGTCCGAGAGAGTCAAAGAGAGAGAGAAAAAGTCCAAGTCCGGTTGGCAGTCCGTCGGTTTCGTATGTCCTAAAAATGTTAGGAAAGAGCGTTAAATCGGCAAAAAACGCCGAAAAACGGTAAAGACTGAGCAAATGCACAGAAAAAAGAGCAACGACTGAGCATATGGGTAGGCTTTTTCCGTATGATTCTGCTATGCCCTGCATGTATGGGTAGCATCAACCTTGATACGACGCTCTCCCGACCAGCCCCATCTCGTCGAATCTGCCGACGACACACCCACAACGGCGACCGGTTCTCACCGCTTCCGTAGTGCCCCTCGCAGCCTCGCAGTTTTGCGTTCTTTTAAATATCAATCTCCGATGCGTGGGTTTATATGGGTCCGGCGGTTGGGTTGAAATGAGCGGGACGAACCCGAACCAATGGAGGCGATAACATGCGAAACGAAAACGAACGGATATGGCGAGACTACATGACGATTTACACACCGACGGAGGAACGGCCCATGCGGGTTGATGGTATAGATTTCACCTCCATTCGGGGACTGATGAAGTGGCTACGGGAGCAACTACCGAACCGAGAATGGAAGGCAGTCAAATTCATGGGCTACCTCACCGCATGCCATCAAATCAAGTACACCTACGACAAGAAGGGGGACGAGTGAATGAGCGACACCTTCACCGTGAAAATCGCTGCCGAAGCACGGTCAGCCGTGGAGACGACTCTCCGCCGACTGGAGCGCATGCACCAACGCCGTAGCCTTCTCTTTGCCGCCTCGTGGGGTGAGGAATACGAGCAGACCCACCGCATCAAGCACAGCACCAAGCAGGTGCCGCTGTCGGGCACCGTTGCCACAATCACGGAAGGCCGATGGACTGGCAAAATCGCCACCTTCCGGTACCACGACCTCACGCTGACCATGAGCCCACTCTCGGACGACTGGGACCTGCTATACACCGTCAGCCCTGCCGACCCCAACGAGCCGGATGGCTCCGAGGCCATCGTGATGCAGAACCCGCTCATGGAGAGCATGGCTCACGCCCAATACCCGACCCACTTTCACGACCACTGCGACCACTG